GACAAAACAGGCGGGCCATCCAGAGACTACGTCACTCGGGCCGAATATGTCAAGGAGTTCCTCCATATCAAACATATCCAGCAATTCGTCCTGCGTGATATTGAGTTGGATGGTCTCGATGACCGCCCTAATGACATCGACGGCGCCGAAGTCGAGATTCTCCCCCATAATGCTGAATACGGTCAGCGACTGCTGGAGATTCTGCGCCGATTCCCGCGCTGTCACTTCTTGGCGGAAACCGGGCAATCCTTGGAGCGCCGTGGTAATAAAGGTGCCATCCCGGAACGAAGAATCCGCAAACTGCGCGTTGGCCAGGACTTCATTGGTCGTGAACTTGTGGTCAATCGTGCGCACGACTTGCTGACCGCTGACGGTCTCACGGGTCTCCCAGACCTTGCCTGGCCAGCGGTCGATATCGTCAGGGTCTACCAGGGCCGTGCGCGTGATTTCCAACATGGGGTTCACGTGCCAGTTCAGGTAGTCATTGTGCAACGCTTGAAGATTGCACATGAAGTACCAGAGCGAGCGGACTGACTGGAGCAATGAGCGGCCGTCAAACCGCAGGAAGTTCGGCAGCGGCGAGAAACTCACCCCAGGCCAACGGAGTGTGGGGTAGGGCGACTCACGAGGCAGGGTAATCACGCGGTTGCCTGCCACCGTATAGGTGAGCCTGGGATGCAGGAGATTTCCCCGCTTGTCGAGCATCGTTCCCCAGAACTCGCGGGTCAGAACAGAGGTACGATACGTATTCCGGTTCCAGTATTGCTGGCGGAGTTCGGCAAGCTGTTGGCGATCCATCCGCCAGTTCTGCGGGTTGTTCTCTTCGTGGCCCGTCCCTTTCATTCCGGTAGTATGGACATACCGCCCTTGCTGCTCGCCTTGCTGCAAGTACCACAGATCCTGCCACTCTTCGTGCACCCAAAAGAGCCCGCTCCACGGGGCCATGGAGAGCGCATCCGTGTCTCTGTGGATCTTCCACGGCTCGACCTCGGAGAAGTCGAGGCCGCGCCCTGGGCGCCAAATTGGAATCATCTCAAAGGATTGCCCGACAGCGAACCCCATGCCAGATGCCGTGGTAAACCGCGTCACAAATTTGCCGTGCTCGCGGTCTAATTGGATTTCCAATAACTTACGCCAGAACGCGGCGATTTTTGGGTGACGCTTATCTTCGACAGAGAGAAATTTTGGTTGGAACGCCTGCTTGACGGCCGCCATCGCAAATTTAACAGCCCCGTGCGGCTTCGGGACAATCACTTTGCTCTGCCAGGATTCCTTGTCCGCATAGTTCGGTGGCGGATCTTCATTGTAGACTTTCCAGCATTCTTGCTGTATCCGCCGCACTTCGTCGTTATTATCTGCGCTGGTCCTGACATTCTCCTCGACATACGAGACAAAATGTCCCTCGCTCTCACCCAGCAATGCTTCCGTGGCTTCTTGCCGCTCTGCCATCTCCTGGTCGTCAAACGCGCCAGTCGCCTCAAACTGCCGCTGCTGCATGTCGATTTCGCGCAAGCGGCGTTGCAAGTTGCCGACGAAGTCTTTGACAGAGACGTAATTAGGCATCCATCATACACCTTCTGCTGTATGAGTCCGAGGGTCCAAGCGTTCCGCAGTCTGATCCGTGACGCACAGCGCCTGAATCGACCGCATCTCGGCTTCTTCGAGATGGGTGAACGCCACCGACCGTTCCCGGCAGTCTGGTACGAGGTCGAGGAGGCACTGCGCCAACTCCAGATACCCATTCCGCACGGTCTCCATGAGGGTGATGGTGCGAGGGTTCGTGATTTTGTGGTAGAACATCCCAGGGTATTGCTCTTCCAGGGTTGCCATTTGCGCTCCTTAGTAGGGTTTCTTCTTTTTATCTTTCTTCTTGTGCTTCTCTTTCGGCATTAGTGCTTCCTCCGTTTCGCCTTCTTCTTTTTCGACTGGCCAGATTCAGACATAGCAATCGCCCCAGCCTGCTTCTGGCTCGTGACTACTGGGCCTTTCTCGCTGCCGCTATGCAGCGTCCCAGCCTCCCATTCATCCATCACTTTCTTGACCTTCGCCTGCTTACCAGCCTTCGTTTTCGGCTTTTGGCGTGGCACTTGCGCACTCCTCCTGTGGCTGCCGTTTGACCACCATTGCGCCATCACGGGCATGATCGAAGTGAATCCTGTAGGTGCTGTCCCGCGACAGGCTATCCTCACACAACCACCGCCATGCGGCCTTCTCTTCGCCCTTCGGCACAACGAGCCATTCCGGCGTTGAACATAGATTAAGACGCATCGCTGTCTCATCTGGGCCAACGGCGAAAGGGGGGCGAAAAAACACGAGGGCATTCCTTTTCATTGGGACCGAGGAGTGGCTGTTTTGACACCGGCCAACTCCTTGTTGTGCACAAGCCGGTGGACCACTTCTAGCACGAACCGATGCAGCATTTCTATCTCTGACGTAGAGAGCTCCGCCTCCAGCATGGCCAAGGCTCTACCAACCGGCTTGCACGCCAAGTCGTGCACGTCGAGCAGCTTGTGGATCTTGGCGATGGTGTCAGCTCTGGATTCAAGAGAGGCCATCACTTACTCCAATCAATTGCCGCGTAGTGCTGCCGATAGATTTCGCTGGGCGGTTGGCATCGCAACTCTCTCCCCGCATCGCCACTCGGCAAGTCTGGCGGGCTATCGTTCCAGTCCGCTGCCGCTGGCACTTTCTTGCGGTTGACGAGGTCCACCCACATCTCGCGGGTCTGGTCCGTGTACGTGCCATCACCATGCCGTTCGCGGCCTTGGAACTCACGCAACGGACGAAAGCGCTGCCCGACCGTGTTGCCATATTTCTGAGTCGGCGTGATGGTGGTCTTAGGCCCGACGGTGCGTCCGCGCATCTCCCTGCTCCCACCTTTCCGGTACTGCCTTCCGGCGTTGCTTCTTATCCTGAAATGTCGTCTCGACGGCCTGTAGATACTGCGTCCGCAAGTCCAACGAGGCCACTACCGAGCAAAACAACACATGCTCCTTGAACCCCGTCCACATCTCGTGGAGCAATTGTACTTGGTCCTCACTCTCCTGTGCCAATGGGAGGCTTTGGAGCACGTCCCAAGCGTCGGCCCAAGTTTTGTACAGTGCCTGACACCGCCGACAGGTAGTAGTAGACATCCATGTCTCTCCTCCTGACAGTGCCGAACGAACCTACGCGGCGTAGCTCGCCGCTCGCTTTTTCGACTGGCCTCTCTGTTCCCGCTCTATCTTTCTGTTCTTCTGCTTCGGGGGGTCCCACGCTGCCAAGAGACAGGAGGCATTGGCAAGACAGTCAGCGACGTGGCTGGCATCGTCCTTAATTGGCAAATTCCAGTTCACGACGCCCGCGTTGTTTTGTCCGTAGTGCCACCGCCCCTTCAGGGCGCTCACCAGGCCCTTGCACGCGAACCCATCGATGAGCACCAATGGCCCACCATCGGCAGCCGTAGACCGGAGTGTATGCAGAAACCCCGCCTTGATACGTTGCCACTGGCTGGGGCCTTCTTCAAAATAGGCATTGTGGCCGGTGTGCGGATCTTTGAATGCCTCCTCGACCGCCTTCTTCGAGGAGTTGTTCACGTCTGACTGATCGTGCCGGTTCATGGTCACGTCGCCCATGTACCGCCACGCAAAGACTTTATCACGCCACCGCGGCGTCATCAACAGCGGCTTGACGTAGTCCGCAATCAGGTGGCGAATATCGGCGGCGCCTTGGCACTCATCCAGCACCCAGATTTTGCCGTTGGGCCACTGCTGGCCGATCACTGCCGCAGGGTGCCCCCAGGAATCGAAGGAGATAAACCCCACCACTCCTTCCTGGGGTTCTAGGGGGACTTTACTCACATGCCACTCGGCATCAAAATACTCCGCCACGCGCTTGCCAGGATATTTTGTCGCGGTCTTGCCCTCCACAAATCTGGCATAGGCCACCGGGTCGTTCATATACGCGGCCTTCGTGGCTTGGCGAGACACTTCGGCCAAGTGGATGTTCTCTGCAATCTGGAGGTAAAACGTCTGCTTGGTAATCAGCGGGGTCTCGGGATGCACTGGGCCGTCTTTGGGCTTCAGGAGCCGGTGGTAGAACCAGTGGTCCTCATCCGGCATATTACTACTGATCATCAGCTTGGGTTCCAACCCATCACGGACCGCCTTCTGCCGAGCGCATCGGACCAGTGCCGCGTTGTAGACATCCTCGATAATGCCGGCATTCGTGCGCTGGCTGTCGGTATAGGGCACGACATCGTCGAGCATGATATATGCGTAGGCCGTGCCTTGCAGCCGCGTCACAGACGGCAAGTCGTCAATCCCAAAAAGGTCGACAGAGATGACCGGGTCCGTGAATATCTCTAGATGCTTATAATCATTTTTCCATTGGTGCATGGATTGGAGAGCGTGGTACTCCGAGAAGAAGTCCCGGAACAGCGGCACAACGGAGTGCTTAATATTTTCGTGGGTGTCCCGGATGATACAGCAGTAGAGCGGCGTGTTTTTCCTGGTCAGGACTTCCAAGTTCCTCGCAGCATGGACCAGCATCCCGAGTGGCCCAGCCGCCATCGACTTTCCCGAACCCATTCCGCCCACAAGTATCACAATAACCGCATGGGAGGTAATGGCAGCCGCTTGAGTTGGAAGGGGTCTCAGGATGATGTCGTGCGGAGATTCTTCGGTCTCGACTGGCATGGCTCTGTGTCCAAGAGGGGCCTACCGCAGCCGAGAGGATGACTGGATAGGCCCCCTGCAGAAGAGAGAGGCAACACAGAGACAATACCAACGGCAGGCAGGAATTGTCAAGCGGACGCGCTAGATATGAAAGAGTGTCATGATATATCCGCAGATCATTGCGTCTGCGGCCTGGGTATCTACCTCCTCGGCATATCCATACTCATCGAACGTCCCAGCTACCAGCTTTGCACGTACCAAAGCATCGTAGACCACTCCTTGCCACCCGCTATTTCCAAACGGGCGCTTGCCAGAGAATCCCTCCTCCTCCTCCCAAAGCTTCAGCAGTAAATACCCGAGATACTCGCCAATAGTCCCGGCACCAACATCGTTGGGGCCAAGTGGGATCGTAGAGATATCTCCCATCACAATTCCGCCTTTCTCTTGGCAAGAAGGTCCTGCACCGCTGTAGAAAACCGAAATCGCCCTGGATTGGCAAGCAGCAGCGCCATAATGGCCTCGGCAGCATAGGACCTACATTCTTCGAGTTGTTTCCGAGAGGCACCACCATGCGCTTCCATGGCCAACCTGGCGGCGGTATACTTCTCAATGGCATACAAAGCCGTCTCATTGACGTCTAATAACGATTGCATCCTGCCTCCTAGTTCAACACCATCCCCAGCCGCGGGTTCGTAAGCCCAGGGCTCTCAGCAGTGCGGTAGCCCACCCAGACCTTGACATTGTGCGGCTTCGCCTGCACGGCGCGCAGCAGCAAGCAGGCGGTCCACGCACTCTGGAGCCACTTCTGCTTCCCGAGCGGGAGTTCTGGATAGTAGGTGTACACCGTGCCTGGTTCCATCACAACCTCTTTCCATATAAGACTAATATCGCCCGAAATGTTTCCGGTCTCACCATGGCGCCGTCCTCCAACTCCATTGCATTCAGGGCATCTGCGACTTCCTGCGCCCCTGCTCGGCACCACCATGCGGTGCCATATCCTGCCTCACGCACGGCAAACCGCTGCCCAAACGGGCAATGACCACGCGAAAATGTTGAAGCAAGATACCACGGGTCTGGTGCGCCGCAGTGCGGGCAGCCACTCTGGTACTCACCCATGCCCCCCCCTACAGCGTACATGTGATTTTGATATACAAAAGATTCGAGGATAGGAGGCTGGTATTATGGGCTATTGCTCCGTAGCTTGTTGGTGGTCCAGTAACCCAGCCTTGAGAGTCGAGCCAAATGATCTTTTGACCATTGACGATGTACGGGTACGCCGTACTTGTGGGTGATGGTGGGAACCCCACTACGCTTACCCAGGCGCTACCATTAGACGGTGTCCCTCCATTGTAGCACCACGCATAATGCGTAACGGTCCCACTTCCGGCCACCATCGTCCAGGACCACTGAAAGGTGTAGGACCAGGCGTGAGCCAGCGAGCTGCACGCGAGCAGGACGAGGAAGGACAGGCCCAATAGTGTCGTTTTCATGTGTCGTTTCCTACGCATTTACTCACCCCTTCTGGTGGTATATATCATCCCATAGTACGCCAGCAATAAGGCTTCAGCCCGGCCATGGTCCATTTTCCGGCGCAGCCGAGGCTCAGCATGCGGGAACAGCTCCATCGCCCGCTTCCGGCATACCTCTTTGTCTTTCGACATGCCTAACGCTTTTTTCCAGGTGGCTGGGCGCACCAGAGTAAACGGCGTTTTTGTCACGGCCAAGAGGCTGAGCCATATCCCAAATCCCACGCCAACCGTGAACATGCTTCTGACCCCCTGCTTGGGCATCGGCTGCGATTGTTCGAGAAAACAGTCTGTGAGCACCCCAATCCGTAGTGCACAGAAACGGTCCGCGAGCGTCGCTATCGCATACTCCCTTCCTCGCGAGGTAGCAAACGTCGGGATGTCCTCGACCGAATAGGCGCCCATCCCGCCATCCGCATTGATGTCGAGCAGGGCGAATGCTCCGGTTAAGCCCGGGTCAATGCCAAATATCCTCATGGCTGTCTCACTTCGTCACGTGTGCTGTTCAGCGCAACCAACGCTTGCCGCTCTCGGCGGAGCCATTCTGCCACGCGGCTGTCTGTGAGCGCTTCCTGTGGCGTCTTCCCGGTCTGCACCAGGCGACAGAGATGCTG